ACACTACACTGGGCGCTAGACGGCCCCGAAGCGGTCTCTCAGGGCCGATATTCTCCGGACCTCTCGACTTCGCGGATTTGGTGTAGAGCCTGCAAGATCCTGAAATTATGAGATAAATTCAAAATCCAACCTGAACACTTCGATGCCGGTGGCGCTATCGAGACGGAACCGGGATCGAACATCTCTGTCGCGCTCCGGCCGAAACGCCAGCTCTATTCTGCTGGCTCGGCGACGGCCGCGTGCTTCGTGATGATGTCCTGCACCTCGCCCGGCTTGAACGCGACATCCCAAGCCCAGCGCCCGAAACCGCCGGCTGCGTTGATCGCTTTCACCCATTCGTTCAGCGCGTCCCGCTTCGCCTTATTCTGAGGGCTGTCGGTGCCCTTGATCTCGAGCGCGAGGATCGTGCCGCCAGCAAGGCGGACAAGGAAGTCCGGGACGTATCGCCGCCGCGAGCCCGCCCACATGTAGTAGATCTGGAAACCGAGGTGATCGTTCTTGGCGAATGCAAGAACGTCATCGCGCTTCTCGAATACGTTGGCTGCGTGGCCTTCCCACGCAGAGTCTCCCACCAGATGACTAATGTGCGACTTGCTCGTCGGGAAGCACGGCTTGGTCGTGTACCAGGTGCGCATCAACCCGGTTGCACCTATCGGGTTTTCCTCGTCGAACACCGGCGTCAGGCGTTCCGTGTTCTGCTCGGTCACGTTGCTCAGCACATTCTGGACCACGAGATCGATGTTAAGCGCGATCAGGATCCGCCGCCGAAGAGGATCGGAGTGAAACAGCGACGGGATGTCGAGGCGGTCGGAGTTGAGGAATGCCTCGACGATTCTGACCAGCTGCGCCGCCAGATACTCGTTGGTGCCAGTGAACCCATGGCTTAGCTCGGCAAATGCCTTCCCGCCAGCCTGGAATACGAGGCGCTGCAGACGGAAGCCGTCCGGTAGCTTCTGGAGGTCGATCGCTGTGACCTTGCCCATGTCCGTCGCGCCGCCGAGCGCCGGGGCGAGTTCGGCGCTGATCGGTGTGCTTGCAGGATCGAGCACGAGCGGCTGGACCTTGCTCCAGTCGATGTCGAGTTCGGGTTTGACGACCGTCTCCACGCGCAGCACGTTCGGCCAGCGAAGTTCCAGATGTGCACGGTCGGGCACCACTTCGATCTGAGTGGTGGGCTTCGGGGGTGGCGGCGCCTCACCGCCTTCGCCAGTCTCCGAGATCGAGAGCGGCACGCCGAAGACGTTGACGTATTCGGGCAGGAACAGGCCGCTCTCGTCAGTGTCATAGGACACCCGCCGCAAACCGCGACCAACGACTTGTTCACAGAGAAGTTGGGAAGTGAAGGCGCGTAGCCCCATGATATGGGTAACGTTCTTTGCGTCCCATCCCTCAGATAGCATTGCGACCGAAATCACTTTTTGGAGGTCTTGGCCTGCCTGGCCGCGCTTGCCGACATTGTCGATGATTTCGCGCAGCAGTTCTTCCTTCTTCAACTCACCGAGCTGGCTTTTCCTGGTCTCCGGGATGCTGGATGCTTCGACGATCTCTTGTAGGCGCTGATCATATGCTTTGTCCGACGTCGCGGCCTCACCGATTTCCGCCTTGTCCAGCACCTTCGAATCCACGCGTAGGGTCTTTTTTGGGGCCTGGAGCTCCGGCCAATGGGCATCACCTTGGTTGAAATAGTTCTCGATCCTGGCGGCTGTCTCTGTTCGATTGCAGACCGTCAACATGACCGGCGGAGAGTGATGACCAGCTTCGGCCCAGTCCTTCGCCGCCTCATGCCAATCTGCCCCAAGCAAGGTATAAGCGTCCTGCACTAACTTGGGGAGCGCTTCGTGCGGTTCAGCTTTGGTACGGTTTAGATCCTCGGAGACAGACGGATCCCGGTAGATGTGGTAGAGCTTCGAGCGGAGTGTCTTGGCGTCCGGGACGGCGTCGTCGCGCACCACGACGCGCGGCGTCTTCACCAGACCGGCCTCAATCGCATCGTTCAGCCCAAAATCTGATATAATCCAGTCGAATAGCGCCGTATCGGTGCTCTTCTTCCCAGTCGGGGCAAAGGGCGTCGCGGACAGATCAAAACAGCGCTGGATGCGCCGAGTTTTGTGGATGCGGTCCAGACCTTCGATCCATCGCGTCGCTTCGTCCAGGTCGATACCCTGATCGGCCGCCTGCTTTTTTGAAATCTTCAGCTCTGGTGGCTTGCGGTAGGCGTGGTGCGCCTCATGGTTGATGACGATGATGTCCTTGTGTGCGGCCAGCTTGCCCAGAACGCGCCGGGTGAAAGCCTCGTCCGATTCCTTGCCCTTCTGAACGACCGAGCGCTGCACCTCTTTCAACGGCATCAGAGTGTGCCAGTTTTCGATCAGCACTTCGGCTTGGTTCAGCTTCTGGCGCATCGACTCCGATGGACACAGATTGAACTCATCGTAGTAGCTGCCCTCAGACGGCATAAGCACCTGCAACCGGCCCTTCACAGTCAGGCCCGGCGCGACGATGAACACCGCGCGGCTGAAATCCTTGTTGCGCTTGGGATAGGTCAGCGCATTCAACACCTGCCAGGTGATGATCATCGCCATCACCGTCGTCTTGCCTGCACCGGTGGCCATCTTGTTGCACAGCCGTTCCCACGCGCCGCCGTCGCCTGGCACATGAATGCCCTGCTTGTAAGCCTCCGCGCCCTCGACCCACCAGATCAGAGTCTCAATCGCTTCCAATTGGCAGAAGTAGAACGGATGCTGGCGCGCGTCCTCGTCGTGCCAATGCTCCAACAGCTTGCGCGTCACGATGGTCACGCCGGGATAGCCATCCTCGCGCCACTGATCCACGCGGTCTCGGATCGTGTTGACCATGGCCAGAACTTCGGTCCGCTTGGTGTTATTGCGCGCGTCGAAGACCTCGTAACTTGCGGGCCGCCGCTCCGGCTTAATCTCCAGCTTGCCGCCTTTACCCTCGACCCAATGTTGCTCAGGTCGCTCCCACGGGCGATTGATGATCAGAGACATGGCTTATCCCTCCAGCGCGACGATCTTGAGGGACTCGATCCCCCGATCATCCACGATCTTCACCGCAATCCGCTTGTTGTCCCCTGCCTCGAACGGCAGCGACACCGTGCCGTGGAACTGCCCCAGCAGGTCCTCGTCCAACTCTGCTCGGATCGTCTTCTTCAGCCGGTTCCAGCCGCCCTTGGCATCGGCCATGGGGAAGAACACCTGATGCGGCATTAGGGACCGTTGATCGTAATCCTGATCCAGCGACCACATGGCGATCTGCTTCTTGCCGCCGCCCTCGATCTCGCCGGTCTTGGGGTTGAAGTAGTCAAAGCCATGTACCTCGACCTCCCACATCCCGTCATCGCGCTTGCGCACATCGACCTCGGGCTGGCCCATCAGCCAGAAACTCTCGTTGCTCGCCCGCTTCTTCTTCAGATCCTCGGTTAGCAGGTCCGTGTTCATCTGCACCTTTAGGAAGGTCATGCCGGGCACGTTCATCTCGTCGATGTCCTTGGCCGCCTCCGGGTCAAAGGTGAAGGCGCAGAACAGCAGGAACTTCGGCTTCGGCATAAGCGTATAGGCTTCGTTCATCGCCTCTTCGACCTGGCGCTGCTCCAGCGCGGCGTGTTCGGGGCCAAAGCTGACCACCACGCGCTCGCCCGTATCGGCGACCGAGCCGCTGGCATGCAGGAACTTCGTGCCGGGGATCACCTCAAACTCGGCAAAGCGCATCATGTTGCCGCCCTTGCCGCGCACGCCGGTTTTCAGCAGCTCGTCGCGCCAGAGCGATTGGCGGGAGGTTTCGCCAGAGCGGGCGACAGTGCTGTCGGCCTCTTCCGCAGGCAGGGTCTCGTCGAGCGAAAGCACGGTGGGCGCGGGCACAGCCTCGACGCTGAACGGGCCGGTGATGCGAAGCTTGTTCTTGTCGATGCGGGGCTTGTCGTAGAGCGTCTCCTGATCGGCGTGATCGGCGATGGACTGGTCCATGCGGCGCTGCATGGCCTGGCGGGCTGTGTGGAACGCTTCGAACGGGGCCTTGGCCGCCTCGGGCCAATCTGCGGGCAGGTCAAAGGGCACCTCCCATTCTTCCAGTACGTCGCCATCGCGGAAGGAGACCTGTTTGCCCTTGCGATGGCCCTGGGTGGGCTTGATCGGCAGCGGGGGCGTGGATGTGAGCGCGGCGTTCAGATCGTCCAGCGCCGACGCGATCTTTGGATGATCCTCGTCATAGATCGTGTCGATGTCGGGGTTGTTGGCGATGCTCTTCAGCGTGATATGTGGCACTGTTTCATAGTCGAAGCCGCCCTTCAGTCCCTCATGCGGATAGCGGAGCGCGTAGTAGTCGAAGCTGGCGGTCATCAGCCGCTGCTTGGCCAGCGTGATCGCCACGCGGGACGTGTCGCAGGTGATCCAGCGCCGCCCCCATTTTTCGGCGACATAGGCAGTGGTGCCAGAGCCGCAGGTGGGATCGAGCACCAGATCGCCGGGATCGGTGGTCATTAGGAGGCAGCGTTCCAAAACCGTTTCAGCTGTTTGCACCACATAATGTAGTTCGGTGCCTATTTGCATGGAGTCCCAACGATCTGCGATAGGAACCACCGGGAAGTCTTTGACGAAACGTTTGAAACGTAGCTTTTGGCCTTGCTGCGCCATTCGAACAGAACGGCTCAGTCGTCTCAACCCGTTTTCGTTTGTCTTCCACTTTTGCTCGTATTCGCGCCCCATCCATTTGAATGTGAAAATTGGATTGGCCGACTCCATTGAGGTTAGTTGAAGCCTTTCGTCGCCATCTGAAAGAGCAGACTTACCTATTCGTTCCAACGCTCCTGACGAACGTTGAACTTGATCATACCGGTCGAGGCTCTTTTGGCCTTCTTGTCTGAATTCATAGAGAGTGTTGGCCTTTGTTTTCGATATGTCTTTGCCGTACCAGATTAAGTGATCGACGGTGCGAATAAGCTTTTGGGTAGTGAGACCACCCGTTTTCTGAAAAACGATCTGTCCAACAAATTGATCGGCACCAAAGACGTCGTCCATCACCTCCCGAACATGATGCAAATTCTCATCCGAAATCTGCACAAACACCGACCCACTCTCGGTCAGCAATTCCCGCGCCAGCATCAGCCGGTCGCGCAGATAGGTGAGGTAGGAATGGATGCCCAGTTCCCAGGTGTCCCGGAACGCCTTGATCATCTCGGGCTCTTGCGTCAGATCGGCGTCTGACCGATCCTTCACGTCGCGCTTGTTGGTAAAGGGCTGAAAGTTTGACCCGTATTTGATGCCATAGGGCGGGTCGATATAGATCATCTGCAGCTTGCCGCCCATGCTCTCCTTGGTCAGGAGCGAGTTCATCACCAGCAGGCTGTCGCCCGCCACCAGCCGGTTCGACCAGCCCTTTTCGTGGTGGTAGAAATCCAGCGCCTGACGCAGCGGCAGGTTCTCGAACGGGGCCGCGAACAGGTCCGGCTGCCGCCACTGCGCGCTTGCGTCCTGCCCCTTCAGCCGCTTGGCCGCATTGGCCAGGATCGTTGCCGGGTCCACTCGTTCATGGACATGGAGCGAAACGGTATCAACCTCAAAGCTCGTCTTCTCTGCCTGGCCCGTCCAGTTCAAGTAAGGGGCCTGCAAGCGTTTGAGTTCGCTCAGCGCGTCCTTCATCCGCTCCGGATCGTCACTCGCCAGCGCATCGTCGATCAGCGTTTCAATCGCCCCGCGCGCACTGTCAAAGTTCAGCACCGGGTCCAGATGCGGGTCATAGGCCCAGGTGGATTTCTCCCCATCCGGGTCAGTGTCCGCATGGACCATCCCCACTTCGGGGTTGTTCACCCGCGTCTCCCCATGGCGATATGACAGCACCTCGGTCGGCTCATCCGACTTGCGGCTGGCCTTCTTGCGCGTGCTGGTGGCGGCTTTGGGTGCTTGCGCCACCGGAGCCGTCAGTTCCAGATCAACAACATCCGCTCGATACACCGATCCCCCACGCCCCTTGCCTCGGCCCAACGTGCCATCGTCAATCAGCGCATCCCGCGCGGCCTCATAGGCCTCGTCCGTCAGCGTCGGGATATGGTCCCGCAGCCGCGCCAACATCGCGCCATTGCCGATGGAGGAGCCATCTTCGGGTGCCAGGGAAAGGATAAGATCGGAAATATCGGACATTGCGGCTCTGAAACTCATGAAAAGGTCTTGTTTTCGCAAACCTATCGCGCTGGCTGTCCTTTTGCACGCGGGAATCAGATCTCATCATGCCAGAGTCTGTGCTGTTCCTTCCAATCCACCGGAAACGGGTCCATCAAGTTGGCCAGCGTCATTTTCGGGGGCTGGCATCCGTCCATTGCAGAATCGACAAGTTCCGGAGACAGGAGCGACAAGCGCATCAGACGTGCCATATAGGTGAAACCGATGTTCTCCTTCTCAGCCAATTCGGAAATTGACGCGAACTCGCCCGACTCAAGCATGCGCTTCCACCGGAACGCACGAGCGAGTGCCTTGACCAGCGTGCTGTCGGTACGGCGCGTCTGGCTCGCACCTTCTGGTAGCTGCATCTCCTTGCGGCCGCCGCGCTTCACGACGCGGAATGGCACTTGCAGCGTCACGGTGTCCGGGATCGGCGTCCTGCTGGTCATGCCGCCGCCTCGATGCTGCCTGCAAGCACCTCGCGCGCCAGGCCGCCGAGGCCGTCGACGCGCAGGCGGACGTTCAGGCCTTCCGTGCCGATATCCACGCGCTCTACCAAAAGCCCCAAGATGCGGGCCTGCTCGGCGGGGAAGAGTTCTTCCCATAACGGATCGAGCTGCTGCAGGGCCGTGCGGGTATCGGCTTCGGTGACGTTATCGGCGTGGGTGCGCGCGGCCTTCCATGTTCCGGCCACGGTCTCGGGCTGGCGGAAGACGGCGCGAAGCTGATCGATGACGGCGGTTTCGATTTCACCCGCGGGCACCCTTCCGATGGGACAGGATCCCGCCCCGTGCTTCAGCACCGTCTGGCTGACATAGTACCGGTAGAGTTTACCGCCCTTTCGCGTGTGGGTCGGCGAAAAAGCCGCGCCGTCTGGTCCGTAGAGCAAGCCTTTCAGCGGAGCCGGGGTTTTGGCGCGGGTCCGGGCGGCGCGTTTGCGTGGGCTCTCCTGCAAGATGGCGTGAACGCGGTCCCACGTCTCGCGGTCGATGATCGCGGCATGTTCGCCGGGATAGCTTTCGCCCTTGTGCACCGCCTCTCCGATATAGGCACGGTTGTTGAGCATGCGGTAGATGAACTTCTTGTCCATCGGGTTGCCTTTTGGGGTCAGGAGGCCCTTGGCGGCGGTTTCGCGGGCCAGTTCCGTACCGGAGCCAATTTTGATGAACCGCTCGAATGCCCAGCGGACATGGGCCGCGCGCTCCTCGTCGATGATCAGTTTCCGGTTTTCAACGCGGTAACCATAGGGCGGTATCCCGCCCATCCACATGCCCTTCCGGCGTGAGGCGGCGACCTTGTCGCGGATGCGCTCGGCCGTCACCTCGCGTTCGAACTGGGCAAAGCTCAGAAGGATGTTCAGCGTCAGCCGCCCCATTGAGGTGGTCGTGTTGAACGACTGCGTCACCGAGACGAAGGTCACGTCGTTGCGGTCAAACACCTCGACCAGTTTGGCAAAATCGGCGAGTGAACGGCTGAGGCGGTCGATCTTGTAGACGACCACCACATCCACGAGCCCGTCTTCGATGTCTGCCATGAGCCGTTGAAGGCCGGGACGATCCAACGTGCCACCGGACACGCCGCCGTCGTCATATTGGTCGCGGAGCAGCACCCACCCCTCGGAGCGCTGGCTGGCAATGTACGCTTCGCAGGATTCGCGTTGAGCGTGCAGGCTGTTGAATTCCTGTTCGAGCCCTTCTTCGGACGACTTGCGGGTGTAGATCGCGCAGCGCAGTTTTCGTATGATTGGCTTGGTCATGCGCGCCTCCGATGGTTCTTCAGGCCGAAGAACACCCAGCCGTTCCAGCGCGTTCCGGTAATGGCGCGGGCGATGGCGGAGAGCGATTTGTAGGGGCGGCCTTGCCAGTCGAATCCGTCGGCGGTGACGGTGACAACGTGCTCAACACCCTGCCATTCACGGATCAGCCGCGTGCCGACGATGGGCGTCAGATCTGCCCGGATGCGGCTCTTTTTGCGATCACCGCCATCAAGTTGTTCGCCAAGGGCTTCCAGCCGCTTCACCGTTTCTGGCTTCAGGCCGCCAAAGGCCAGTTCCTGGATGCGGTACGCGAGGCGGCTTTCGAGGTAACGGCGATTGAACGGCGGCGGTTCGCTGTCGAACAACTCCCGCCATTGCGCCTTTAGGTCCGGCGTCGATGTGGTCTTGAGCGCGGCCAGGCGGGCGGGGATCGGATCGTGGGTCGTCATGCATTTCTCCGGTGAGTTGGAGTTGCATGACGCCATTCGTCGGCCTGATAGTGTAGTCCACTTTCTCCAGTATCGTCAGATACTTCCGCCCGATCACGCATCTGAAATCGAACCAATCCAGCGGCCAGCAAGCTGCATAGCTCGGCGCGGCGTTCTGCGGGCATCATCTGGTCGGGTGGCAGAGGGTTGGGTCGTTTCATGTCTTGGGTAGCCGTGCTTGCTGGTGTCGTTACCAACTCAAAGCCACCTGGTAGCCCCTTGTGGGACATGCAGCGCTGCTATCGTACTTCCGCAGGTGAACAAGTAGAGAACATCAACTCTTGCAAACCAAAGAATCGTCAGCGACTATCAGGAGTTGAGTCGGGCGCATAGCAAGGGTTCATTGAGGTGGTATCTTGGCGCGAATGGCAAATGCGATCGGATCCAGCGGTCCTGTTTCCTATTGCCCAACAGGACACCCAATTTCGAATTCAAAATAGGGCGCCGCGCTCATAGATTTGAGATCAAATAATTCTTTTGGAGATTTAAATGGTTCGCACCCCAGCCAAGACCTGCCCAAACCTTTTTCGTCTGCTCAACGAGGCGGAGCCTTCGTTGCTATCGGCGTTTTTGCAGAGCAGGTCCTTCGGAAGACTGGACTGGCTGACGAATTATAAGTTCAAATCTGACGATCATGAAGGCCCGGCATCAGCGGCTGAAATGTTGCATCAAGAAAACAAGGACCGCCTTGGCCCGCTCGAGGCGGAGGCATCGCGCATTGTCACCTTGATATCCGACCGTGGTCAATTCGTTCTCGAGGGCTTGGCAAGGACAAAGCTCGAACCGGAGCGCTGCCGGGAACTTATGAACCAGCGGGATCAGCTTGCGCGCAGCCTTTGGGCCTACGCACGCGAACACAGCGTTTTTGAGGCGGCCGAAAACAGCCTGCACCTCCGCATGTACCGTCGTTATGACAAGCATTATCAGACGTTTATGGCCGACCCATCCATAGATGGCGGTCCTGACGCGGGCAGTGAAATGCTCTATGCGTTGCTTTCCCAGCTGAACACCGAGCTGGATCGAGGTGACGGTTATAGCATTGACCGTTTCGATATTCCTGAGGATGGGGACGAGCCCGCGGCAGAGATGTACCTGCTGTTTCACCCTGATCCACCGACCAGCGTTCGAGAGATTGACGACTCCGGTAACCGGTCGCGCATTTACTTTCGGCCGCCGGGAGAGGCGATGATCGTCTATACGCCGTCGACAGGCCGGGTTCATGTTCGGGCTGGCACCAGAACCCTGCGCCACACCATCGCAGAGCGTTTCATAGAGACCGCGTTAGATCAGACGTACTCGAACCAGCCGATTGATTTTCAGGCCTACGACATTTCGCAATTCCTGTCGGGTTTTGATCTTGAACCGCCCGAATTGGACGACGCGACAATCCTGCGTGCACAGGTGATCCGAGCTGAGATCAGCGTCGGAAATCTGGCAAACCGCCTGTCACTTTCGACGACCATCAATCAGGACATATCCGCCGTTATCGGTTCTCAGCCCGGTCTGGACCGCATTTTTTCTCGCGCCGTCGCGATCCGTTTCGTCGAGATTGCAGTCAGGTATCGTCGCGTAGACTCTGCCGCTGAGAAAACGCTCAACTTCACCTTGACCGACCGCAATACGAGCAGCCTTCTCAGCGTGGACGACCATTTCGAGCGCGTGCTCGGTCATAAATTGCTTCGGCATTGGAACATCTTGCAAGAGGGGCGTGCCCCGGGTGCTGCTGAAGGCATGACCATTGTGCCTGCGCTGCTCTCCATTTGGGACATCGGTACAAACAGGATTGCAGGTGCATGGCTTCTCGATCGCGGAATCGATCCGGCTCTCCTGACAGAGTTGGGTTTCCTTGTGCCAGCGGGCTGGGAAGGTGACGACCTGATCGATGACGAAGATGGAATTGGCCCGGTAGCGGCCGAAGTCGTTGCACATCCTGACAAGGTCGATCTCAAAGTCGCGGAGGGCCAAGTCGCTCCCAGTGGTGGCAGTCCGGATCGCCATAGGATTTATCGTGTGCGCGATGGCTGGGTCGAGGAGCATCTTCGCGCCCGTTTGTCAGATGCACTGGATACACCTGCGATCGAGGAATTGAACAAACACCTGCTGTATCTTGGCACGCTCGAGATCAATGATCGGGATGTCCCGATCTATCTGGCTCGCAGTCTGGACCAGGAAAAAGCCAAGGCTTCGGTCGACAGTGAGCTGAGGGCGCGTAGCGACCTTGGGATTGGACTGGTGCTTCAGGCTGGAAACACGGCGGGCGCGTGTCTTGCTGCGAATGTCTTGACGCCTCTCGCTGATCACATCGAAACCGAAGAACCGGAAATCACCCTGGTTGCGGACAAGCTCAAGGCGATCTTCCGACGCGACCAGTCCCTGGCGCGAGGCGGTCTCACCGTACAGCTTGAACGCACCGGCGAAAATTCCGGAAAGCTGTTTGTGCCAGGAAAGGGATCCATCGACATATCGGGAGAACAGAGGTTGCGCGTCGTGCAGCGGCTTGTGGACGCCCACAACAATGGCCCCGCACCGATCGTGACGGCGGACCTTATTGCAGGAATTGAGGATCAGTCACTCTCCAACATCTTTGGATCCGTGCTTTGGAAAAAGCTCAAGGCAGACTTCGTCCGATCTCCGAAACGTAAGTGGTGGGAGATCGCGATCTGAGGTCAACTCCGATCCGGCTCCGTTCCGAGGTCTGACGAACTCCGATTCTCGCGTCCATTAGGAGTGCTCACTCAGTCAGAGGAGCACTTCCATGCCGACTCCCATCTCTTCCCGCCAGCCAGCTAAGATCAGCTGGACCGGTGGCCAAAAATCAAAACCCACTCCTTTGAATTCTGAATGGCGCTGCACGCGCTGTGACAAGCTGCTCGGCGTCTGCCGGGACGGCCGCATGCATCTGCGTTTTGCGCGAGGGCACGAGTATTTCGTGGGCTTTCCGGTCGTGGCCACCTGCCGCGGCTGCGGAACGCTGAACCAGGCGACATCACCCGCGCGCTAAGGCGCACGTCCCACCATTCCCCTGAAATCGCAGAGACGCACGACGTCCTGACCTGGCCACGAGAAGGCGCTGGACGCCTGGCCGCAAGGCAGGCGTTCAATGTCCATCGCGTGGCACGAGATCCGTGATCACCTCAGGTTGTCATCTTCAACTCTGAATTTTCAAAGGAACTTCGAGGCGCTTCGGCGCACCAGCAAGCCGCTCGCGCATTTCGCCGATCCGGCCGCATTGCTGGACACGCTGCAAGTCGGCAGCCGCGGGCCAGATGAGAAGAACCGAATATTGGTTGCTCTGGTCCGGGCTGCACAGTCCGGCGGCGCGGTTTCCGATTGTGTCCTAACGCTGATGCTGCTGGCGCTCTGGCCGGGGCTGGATGCCGTTCGGCGCAGATCGATCTGGCGCAGGGTTGGCGCTGGCGACGAGGTCGCATCCGAAATCCTGGCACGGGCCTCCGAGGCCATTCGCTGTCTGGATCTGCAGCGCGTCAACTGGATCGCGGCAACCATCCTTCGAAACATCGAGCGCGACCTGATCAGAACGCGTCAACGCGAGGACAGGCACCAGAACCAGCTTACCGACGCTGATCCCGACGAAATCCCGTCTGACGGCGAAGCGCCAGCCAACGCTAGCCCCGCACTGCTCCACCGCGATCTCGTCCGCATCGTCGGCAAGGATTCCGATCTGGTGATCCGTGTGGCCGTCGACGGGTTTTCTCAATCCGAGGTCGCGACCGAGTTAGGGCTGTCCGAGGCGGCGACACGCAAACGCTATCAGCGGGCGACCCGGCGGCTGCGCGACGCGCTGCAAGAATTTCGCTGAGCCGATGTCCCGATCCCTGCAGCGCGGTGGCTTTTCCCATTCAGACGCCACCGCGCGCGCCACACAAACCGAAAGTCGATCCGCATGATCCGAAAAGCCGACCTCATGTCCGCAGACCTCAAGCGCGTTCCCGGCCTCTATCGCCGCTGGGAGCTGCCGGAAATCCTGAAGGACCAGCGAGCATACCGCATCGAGAATGCCGGTTCCCATCAGGATGGGACGCCTCTCGTGGCGGTCTACGCCGACGCCGACACAGGTCAGCCTGGCAAGCAGCACAACGCCTCAACCACGGACAGCGAAGCAGCTTCACGCCCTGCTGGGACGATGCGGCAGCGGCCTGAGTAGAGGCCAGAAGAGGAAATCATGTTTATGGAAACCACACCCTTTATCACGGTCCGCGCTAGCCGACCGCTGTCGGAAATCGAGTTTGCCGCCTGGGTGGCGCAGGCCGTTCCCGGCGACCGTCTGGAATACTACCGCGGCTTTCTGGTGCTCGACATCTTCCCCGTGTTTTCAGGGCTGTCGGATGCGGCGCGGGCCGAGTTGAGCAGGCTTGGGTCGCGGGCCTTCTGGGCCGCCGAGCAGGGTCTCGTGCATCTCGTGCAGGAGCGCGTTGGGCCCGACCAATTCGCCTACATCGCCGTTGCCCGGCCCAAGCCCAAAGCCGCCGCTGCCTCGCTCTCCGAGCTGCTGCTCGCCGAGCCGGAAGCCGCGTGATGCCCGCTTTCCAATCCCTTTTCACCGATCACGGAGACCCATTCATGCCGTTCCCCGAGAACACCCCCACGCCCGACGACCTGCCGTCCCTCAGCGCGGCCGAGATCGCGGCCCTGCCGGTCGAGTTGCTGGCGATCCTGCAGCGCGAAATCGAAGAGCGCTTGAAGCGCGACAAGGCGGCCAAGACCCGCATCGATGCCGGACTGGCCGTGCGCTACGCCACCCGGGCCGCTGAGGAGCGCCAGGCTGTAGGAAAGGACACCGGCACGGTCCGCTTCGACGATGGTGATTTCACCGTGGTGGCCGATCTGCCGAAGCGGGTGGATTGGGACCAGGCACAGCTTGGTGACGTGGTCGAACGCATCCGCGCCTCGGGTGATGACCCCGCGCAGTATGTCGACATCGCGATCAAGGTCCCGGAGCGGAAATACAGCGCTTGGCCGGATGGCATTCGCGCCAGCTTCGAGCCCGCACGAACGGTCCGCGTGGGCGCCCTGAAGGTCACGCTGAAGGCGCAGGGGGCTGACCAGTGAGCCTCCCGATCATCAGCGCCGACGAACGTCTGGCCGAGCAGCGCGGTATCAAGGGCTGCATCTTCGGCAAGAGCGGAATTGGGAAAACCTCGCTGCTCTGGACCCTCGATCCCGACCGCACGCTGTTCATGGATCTTGAAGCGGGGGATCTCGCCATCGAAGGCTGGGCGGGTGACAGCATCCGGCCGCGCACGTGGACGGAATGCCGGGATTTCGTGGTGTTCATCGGCGGGCCCAACCCGGCGCTGCGGGATGAGCAGCCTTACAGTCCGGCACACTATACCGCCGTCTGCGACCGCTTCGGCGATCCGGCCGCGCTGGACCGCTACGACACGATCTTCGTGGACTCGATCACGGTTGCCGGGCGCCTGTGCTTCGGCTGGTGCAAGGGCCAGCCCGAAGCGCTGTCGGAAAAGACCGGCAAGCCGGATGTGCGCGGGGCCTACGGGCTGCACGGCCGCGAGATGATCGGCTGGCTCACCCATCTGCAGCACACGCGGGCCAAGAATGTCTGGTTCGTCGGGATCCTCGACGAGAAGCTTGATGACTTCAATCGCAAGCTGTTCCAGCCGCAGATCGATGGCTCCAAGACCGGGCTCGAGTTGCCGGGGATCGTCGATGAGGTGATCACCATGGCGGAGCTGCCGTCTGAGGGCGGCGATCCCTATCGCGCCTTCGTCTGCCAGACGATCAACCCCTGGGGTTTCCCGGCTAAGGACCGCTCCGGCCGCCTGGCCCAGGTCGAAGAACCCCACCTTGGCCGCCTCATGGCAAAAATCCGAGCGCCGGCAGCCCCGGCCCCTGACAGGCTGACCTACGCCCCGCCGCCCGCCGATCCGGCCGATGACGACCAATCCCAACCGCAATCCTGAAAATAGAAGGAGGTTCCCCATGGGTTCCTGGAACGACTTCAACGACGCGCAGTCCAACACGAACCTCATCCCCAAGGGTACGCTGGCCAAGGTGCGGCTGACCATCCGCCCCGGCGGCTTCGACGATCCCTCGCAGGGCTGGACCGGGGGCTATGCCACCCGCGGCTCCACGGGTGCCGTTTACCTCAACGGCGAGTTCACTGTGACCGAGGGGCAATATGCCCGCCGCAAGATCTTCACCTTGATCGGGCTTCACAGCCCCAAAGGCCCTGACTGGGCCAACATGGGCCGCAGCCTGGTGCGCGGCATGCTGAACTCGGCGCGCGGGATTTTCGACAAGGACATGTCGCCCGAGGCGCAGGCCGCGCGGCGCATCAGCGGTTTCGCCGATCTCGACGGCATCGAGTTCGTGGCTCGCATCGACATCGGCACTGATGCCAGTGGCGACGACAAGAACGAGATCCGCGGCGCCATCACGCCTGATCATCGCGACTATGCGCAGATCATGGGCACGGCGCCGCTCCAGTTCAGCGGTAATGCCCCGCAGCAGAATACTACCGCCCCAACGTCCTCGTCCAATCCGCCAGCAGCCAACCCCGGTGCCCCCGGGCGGCCGAGCTGGGCGCAGTAAGGGGGATCGGACATGCGTCTGCGCCCCCGCCAGAAGACCTTCGTCGAGCGCAGTGTTGCTGCGCTCGACTCCCGCGGCAACACGCTCGGCGTGGCTCCCACCGGCGCGGGCAAAACCATCATGCTCTCGGCGGTCACCGGCGAGATGATCGGCGACGGCGCCAAGGCTTGCGTGCTGGCCCATCGCGACGAGTTGACTGCGCAGAACCGCGCCAAGTTCCACCGCGTGGTGCCAGAGGTGTCGACATCCGTGATCGACGCCACCGAAAAATCCTGGGGCGGCGACGTCACCTTCGCCATGGTGCCGACCCTCGCACGGGCCTCGAACCTCGCCAACATGCCGCGCTTGGACCTATTGGTGATCGACGAGGCGCATCATGCCGTCGCCGACAGCTACCGCCGCATTATTGACCGGGTGCGCGACGCCAATCCCGACGCCCGCATCTTCGGGGTGACGGCAACGCCGACCCGGGGCGACCGCAAGGGGTTACGCAAGGTCTTCGACAATGTCGCCGACCAGGTGCGTCTGGGCGAATTGATCGCTTCGGGGCATCTCGTGCCGCCGCGCACCTTCGTCATCGATGTGGGCGTGCAGGAGGAATTGAAGTCGGTCCGCAAGACCAGTGCCGATTTCGACATGACCGAGGTGGCGGACATTATGGACCGCGCGCCTGTTACCGACGAGGTGATCCGCCATTGGCGTGAGAAGGCGGGGGATCGGCAAACCGTCGTCTTCTGCTGCACCGTCGCCCATGCCGAGCATGTCACAGAGGCTTTCCGCGCCACGGGGATCACGGCCGCGCTGATCCATGGCGACCTGCCGGCCGAGTCCCGCAAGTCCATCCTCGCCGACTACGCAGCGGGTGACATCCGCGTGATCGTCAACGTCGCGGTGCTCACGGAAGGCTGGGACCATCCGCCCACCTCCTGCGTTGTGCTCCTTCGCCCCAGCTCCTACAAGTCCACCATGATCCAGATGGTCGGGCGCGGGCTGCGCACGGTCGATCCCGAGGAACACCCCGGCATCGTCAAGACCGACTGTGTCGTGCTGGATTTCGGGACATCGAGCCTGATTCACGGCACGCTGGAACAGGATGTCGATCTGGACGGCAAGATCGGCACCGGTGAAGCCCCGACCAAATCCTGTCCGGCCTGCGCGGCGGAGATTCCGCTTGCCGTCACCGAATGCCCGCTGTGTGGCGAGGTATTGCTGCAGGATGAACGCGAAACTGGCGCGGACACTGTGCCGCTCTCAGGCTTTGTCATGACCGAGATCGACTTGCTGAAGCGCTCCAGCTTCGCTTGGGTGGATCTCTTCGGCGCAGATGACGCGCTGATGGCCACCGGCTTCACAGCCTGGGGCGGCATCTTCTGGATGGACGGGGTCTGGTACGCCATCGGCGGGGCCAAGGGCGTGCGACCACGCTTGCTGGGCGTCGGCGAAAGCACTGTCTGTCTCGCGCAGGCCGACGACTGGCTGAACGCCCACGAGAGCGATGAAAGCGCCTTCAAGACAAAGGCCTGGTTGCGTCAGCCACCGACCGAAAAGCAGCTGAAATACCTGCCATCCGAGTGCCGACACGACTTCGGCCTCACGCGCTACCGCGCCTCGGCGCAGATGACCTTCGGCTTCAACAAACGCGCCATCCAGGCCGCCGTGCACGCGGTGGCCGGATCCGAACGGAGGGCGGCATGACCCATGATATCTTCACCCCACATCACAGCCGAGGAGCGGCGGCGTCTCTGGCATCCGCGTGGAACACTCTGTGCTGTCTGCAAGCAACCCACGCGTGGTTTTGGCTGGCGCGATCCGGTTCGTTCGAAGCGGCCCCGGCCATCGGTCTGGTTTTGCTCGATGCCCTGCCAAGGCTTCTGGACGCGTTTGGCGCGGGAGCGTTTTGCCATGGTTGATCTGACCGAAGAGGAACGCGCTGCCATCACCGCCACCATGAAACGCGTCGCCCTGCTGATGGATGAGATCGGCTGGCAGACCGCCTTCGCCGATCTGACTGAGGCACAGGTGCGGGCTCTGATCGAGGAGGCCGTCGAAGGTTTCCGCGAGGCCATGTCCGATATCGCCAAAGCAAACACGCCGGAGATCCCGTATTGACATTGGATTTCAACCCACGCCCGTCCATGGCAGATCGGATCAACGCGCTGGTTGATGCCGCTCTCATTGCTGAGCGCGAGGCCACGCCACCCCGGACCTATCTCGGGGCCTCTCGGCTTGGCCATGTCTGCGAGCGCGCGCTTCAGTTCGAATTTGCCGGTGCGCCCAAGGATGAGGGTGCCGATTTCAGCGGCCAGACGTTGCGGATATTCGCCATCGGCCACGAGCTCGAGGGTCTGGCGATCCGCTGGCTACGCGCCGCCGGGATCGATCTGGTC